ATGCCGCCGCTTACAGTAAAAACCGCCCGAATCATTGCTGGTTATTCCAGAAAAGACGTCGCTGAACAACTTGATTTGTCAATAAGTGGCTATGCCAAAAAGGAAGAAGGCAAGTCAAAATTTTACATTGATGAAATTGTTTTTCTTAGCGACCTTTTCGGAGTAGAAATGCAAAATTTTTTTGAGGTAAGGTGTCGTAAAAAGACACACGGAGAAGTGAATCAATAAGGGTCGTCCACATATTGGCTGAGCATAGCTTAAAACAGGGAGGGGATATCCAATGCACATTAAGCAGTTTCCGCAAGAAACACAGGACTTTATACATCAATTATGCGCAAACGCCATACTTAGAGCCATCAAGAACGGTACTTACAAGGGATCCAAACCTGTTGAAAAGCCAATTGCTTCAGCTAGCGACTCGTAAGAGTCGTTATGGTGGACAACCCCACCCACCTGAAAGGAGTAAAGGCAATGAATAAATTAGTTTTCATCAACAACGGCAAGACGGTAACGGACAGTTTAACTGTAGCAGAGGTGTTTGGTAAGGAGCATAGACGGGTTATGCAAGACATTCGGGACCTGGAATGTAGTGACGAATTTAATCGGCACAATTTCGTGCAGGTTGATTACACAGATTCCCGCAATCGCACTTATCCGAAATACATTATCACACAAGATGGCTTCTCCTTCCTTGTTATGGGATATACGGGAAAGGAAGCAGCTCGTTTCAAAGAAATGTACATTACGGCGTTTAACCAAATGCGCGAACAACTCGCCAAGCCACAAGCGCTTACGGAACGCCAGGCGGTTATTCAATCGCTTAGATTGACGGCAGAGCTGGCCGAGGAAGTTGACGTAATCAAGGAAACAACCGAGAAACAAGCCACTAAGTTATTTGAACTTGAACTTAAAGTGGACGAGCAGATTACTTTAAACAGCGGAGAGCAACGCAGGTTACAAAGAGCTGTTGGTCAAAGGGTATACGATTTTGAACCTGATGATGAGTATCGACCCGAACTTTTCCGACAGATCTACAAAGAAATTAAAGACCGTTGGCAGGTGCCGAGTTATAAAGACATTCGCCGTCAGGATCTACAAGCAGTGCTACAATATGTGGCCGCGTGGGTTCCGGTAAGACGAGCTGGGTAGTGCAGGTAAGACACATTAAGTGAAGGAGTGTATAACGTGAAGAAAATATCAATTTTATCAATTGTACTAGGCTTGGGAATCGTCCTAAGCGCTTGTACAGATGCTGACATTGCCTCGGAGAATTTGTCCAAAGCCGCTGACAACTTTGAGATAGATAGACGAATTGTATTTTACAACGGGATCACTGACACCTACTTACTGACCATCGAAGGACGTTGCTCACTTGGCAATCAGGATGATCGATCCAAGCAAGTAACAGTGACGTGCAAGACAGGAGAAAATGCGTACAAGAAGCACTTTCTAGGACTGTCGGATAACGTAACGTACTTCGCAGAGCAATTGGAAACTGCAAATGTAAGTGCATATCACTACCGGGTTACTTTTAAGCCGGCGGCCATTTTGCCCGACATCGACCTAAGAGTTAAAGGAAATTAATTCGACACAAAAAGCGAAGGAGGGGACAAGCCATGCAAACGATCGTAAAAGAAGAAATTAAAGAATTAAGAGAACGTTGGGAGTATCTGAATAAAACGATTAAAGAAGCTTCAATTGAAAAACGGTTAGTAAGGAAAAAGATCAAGAGCTTAGGCGGCGTGCTTACTTACACACCGCGTCGTTACAACAAGAAAAGGCATGATGAACTGATCACTCTTTTTAAAAATGGTACGACGATGCCTGAAATCGCAAGGAAGTATGGGATATCACGCCAACGAGTCCAACAAATCCTGGCGAAACACAACATCGATAAGTCAGACGGCGGATTGGTTGTAAAGAAACAACTACAAGGAGGGACAAGCCATGCCAAACCATAATGACCAAGTAACAAAAGCCTTTAATGACTGCATAAGCAGAGGCGCCACAAAACAGCAACTTCAAGACTTCATCAACCGAGCTCACAAAAGATTTGATGGAAGTCAACAAATTCTCGGTATCACCTATCCAGTGGATGTTGAAATGCTCGCAGTGCTTGGGCAATTACAATCCCAAATTTGAAAGGAGAATCCCAATGAACATTATTGCAAGAGATTGGAACATCCTTACTTCAAGTGAAAAGCTTGCAGCCTTAACAACGGCAGCTGAGAAGACGGCAAAGAAGTGGGAGGGACGCCGGGGATGATCTGGTTATACATTATCGGTTCCTTGCTGGTGTTTGATGCAATATTCGTACTCCTGTTATGGAGACGAGCAAATTTGAAGGAGGCAAAAGCAAATGAGCAGGATAAACATCTTATCAACCGCGCTGAAAACTGGTGAAATCGCCATTGTAGACAAAGGAAAGAAGACATTCCAGATCTACAACAAGAACAGTGACGTTGCAGCAACAAAAATCATGAGCATCTTTGACATCGTGACTTTGAGGGATTTGTTGAATGATGCTTATCCACCGGAGGAGTTTAACTTTGATAAAAATGTGCGGATGCAATCGAAATAAGCCGGCCACTTATGAGGTGTATGAGGACAAGCAGCCTCATTGTCTGGAATGCATGTTGGATGCTATCGAGTGTAATAATCAAGTCTTGGTTAGGAGGATAGACGATGCAGCTTGGGATCCGAATCAAAGCAAGTGAAGATTACGCAGATATTCAAGCACTAGCCTTTGTGGGCGGAGAATTCAAAGACGGACCTTATCCTAAATTCACATTTAGTAACGGTTCACAACGCCGGAGTTACGAAGAAATTAGAAAGCGCATCAAAGGAGGGGAAAGCATTGAATCCATTGCAAGAAGCTATCAAGTTTCTGGAGGAATTACAGGAGTGCCAGAAAAGACCTCTGAGGCACGGGAACATGGACGCTCAACAGCTGATAAACAGCAGTCTTGATTGGGTAGTTGAAGGATTAAAGCAGATCCAAATTGATTTGGAAACAAAAAAATGACCTCGGTTTAGGGCCCGAGATCATTCATGGACTGATTAATAAATTCTACGGACACATTATCACATTTTTTAGGAGGTTGTAAATAGATGTCCTCTAAATTGGTGGAAATCAACAGTAAACTGGATTCATTTTTAGATGCTCAACATAAGGCAATGCCAAAGGGATTCAATAAGACACGGTTCCTTCAAAACAGCATGAGCGTTTTGCGCGATATTGAAGGTTTGGAGCAATGTGATCCTAAAAGCGTTGCTTTGGTTATGCTTAAAGGCGCGTTTCTAGGCTTGGATTTTTTTAATAAAGAGTGTTACCCAGTTGTGTATGCTGGAAAAGTTGAGTTTCAAACAGACTACAAGGGCGAGGTTAAGCTTGTCAAAAAATACAGTACGAAGCCTGTTCGTGAAATATACGCCAAGTTGGTAAGGCAAGGTGACGACTTTTCCGAAGAGATCGTGGCCGGAAGTCAAACCATTAACTTTAAGCCGCTGCCATTTAACAACGGTGAAATTGTTGGTGCATTTGCAGTAGTTAATTACGTTGATGGAACCATGCAATACGACACAATGAGCACGGAAGAAATAGAGAAAATCAAAGTCAACTTCTCGCGTAAGTCCAAGAAGACCAATGAATATTCAAAGGCTTGGGTTGTAACACCGGGAGAAATGTATAAAAAGACAGTGTTACGCCGTCTGTGCAAAACCATTGATCTTGATTTTGACACAATCGAACAGGCCCAAGCATTCGAAGATGCGGCGGATATGGATTTCAACCAAGATAGTAAACCGCAGCAGCAGAGCCCCCTGAATCCTATGGTCATCGACGTTGAATACGAGGAAGTCAAAGAGGAACAGGCCGATGCAGCTGAACAAGAGTAATTACTATGGATCCGAAGCCAGCCGTCACTACATGTCTGTATCGCAGTTCAAGAGCTTCCTTCCCTCATATGGGGGATGTGAAGCTCAGGCCATGGCTTCAATATATGGCGATTTCAAACCTTATGCGATTGACGCGTTTATGGAGGGGCATTATGTCCATGCCTGGAATGAAGGTACGCTTGAAGACTTTAAGGCGAACAACCCCGATGTATACAGTAGCCGGGGACCGACAACAGGACAATTGAAGGCCAACTTCAAGCACTGTGAAAAGATGATTCAGGTCCTGGAGAATGATCCTTTGGTCATGAAGGCATTGAAAGGTCAAAAAGAAGTAATCATGACAGCCGAGTTATTCGGGATTCCATGGAAAGCCATGTTGGATAGTTACAACCCAGAATTGGGCATATTCGCTGATCTGAAAACGATGAAAGAGATCGACGGTAAATGGTGGAATAAGGACGCCCAGGCTTATGACAACTTCCTGGATCATTACGGATATACAATCCAAATGGCTGTGTATGCCGAAATTGAACGGCTGAGTGCTGGCCGGGATCAATGGCTTTTACCGCATATAGTCGTCGTCACAAAACAGGATCCGCCAGACCATGAAATCATTTATTTTGACTATGACATTATCGAGCAAAGCCTACACATCGTGAGCAAACATATAGAACGAGTCAAGGCAGTGAAATCCGGCAAAGCAGAACCAGTACGCTGTGAAAAATGCGAATATTGCCGTTTGACTAAGAAGGTAGAACGGATTAAACACTTTTCGGAACTGAGCTTGTATTAAGGGAGGAATTGCATTGTTGAACAGAGTTATTCTAATCGGCCGGTTGACCCGCGATCCGGAATTGAGATATAGCCCCGGAGGGGTGGCAGTTACTAAATTCACAGTGGCTTGTGACCGTCGAGGAGATGAAGGTGCCGATTTTATTCAAGTGGTGACCTTTAAACAAACAGCAGAAGCATCAGCCAACTATTTGAGAAAAGGCAGATTAGTTGCAGTTGAAGGAAGATGGCAAACAGGCAGCTATGAAAACGATGGTAAAAAGGTCTATACAAATGACTGCATAGCCGATAACGTCCGGTTCCTTGAATCAAATCGTGATAACCAAACCAGTGAACAAACCAATAACAACCGGGACCCGTTCACGGATGACGGAAAGCCGATAAACATTTCAGACGATGATCTGCCGTTCTAAGGAGGCGATCCTAATGAGCTTTGGATTCAACCCAGCCCCTAAACCAATCTCGCGGCGTTTGAAGCCTACAACGAAGCAAAGAGGACGTATTACCCCCGAGGTTTATCAAGGAGCTATGGAGCGTTCTGGGGGCTACTGTGAACGTTGTGGGAAACCAGGGCGGCAAGAGTACGGAACACTTCAATGCGCTCACCTAATACGCCGTAGAAAGATTGAAGTAAGCACTACCGTTAATGATGTAGCGATGTTATGCGGCCCCTCGGTTAATACGGGGACCTGTCATAACTGGATTGATTATACCCGGGAGGGCCGGGAATGGGCGGAACAGTTCCGTGAGGAACTATACGAAAAGGCAAGATTGAAGGAAGGTCGATAAAATGGCTCGTCCGCGTAAAGAGGGCATGGATTATTTCCCTCATGATACGGATGCCGTGAATGATACCAAGATTGAAGCGCTGCGGATGCTTTACGGAAACGATGGATACGCATTTTACTTCATCCTCCTGGAACTCATTTACCGGCAGCCCAATTTTGAACTTGACGTTTCTGACGCAGAAACTATTCAGATACTCGCCAGAAAAGTAGAAGTAACACCGGAGAAATTCAACAATATGCTTCAAACGGCAATCAAAAGAGAGTGTTTTGATGCATCAGCATATCACGAAAGATGCGTTTTAACCTCTGAAGGGGTCAAAAAACGATCAAAAGTGGTGACTGATAAGCGCGAGAAGATGCGTACAAAGTCCAGTAATGACGCGGAAAACGAGTTATTGCCGGATTCCTGTGAAGTTTCTGACGCAGAAACTGGGGAAGAAAGTACACAAAGTAAAAGTAAAAGTAAAAGGAAAGTAAAAGAAAAAGAAAAGATAAATAAAACACAATACGCTGAATTTGTAACCCTTACCCAAGAGGAATACGACAAGCTCGTTTCCTCTCATGGGGAGGGTAAGACAAAACGAATGATAGAGGTCCTGGACAATTACAAAGGGGCTAAAAACAAGAAATATGCCAGTGATTACAGAGCCATTTTGAATTGGGTTGTGGAACGAGTGGGAGAGGAGGAACAACGGAGTGGAAATAAAGGATCTCAACCTTTCACCGGAGGATCAGCAGCTATTAGTCAATACAATCAAAACAACGGGGCATCGACCAAAAACGGTCAAACAGTCTCCCTTCCTAGGGATGCTTCAGGAGATGGAACAGGACTTCAAAAAGGCGGAGCTAACCCGGCCCCTTCGAAGTATGACCAGTTTGTTCGCAGATGATCCTCACGAAGGAACGTATTGCTGCTTGGGATGCAGGCAAGAAATCGGACGTACGTACTTCCCTTTCAAAAAGCAATGGGGCTTGAAAAGAGCTTGCCCATGTATCATTGCCGAAAAAGAGAAAGAGGAAAAGGAAGCCGAAAGGAGATACCGCCGCGGCCAAATGGAACGGGTATTTTCTCGAAGTATTATGAATGACAGGCTGAAGGAAGCATCGTTTAATAATTTCATCACTCGCACGGGCACGGAATCGGTCCTTTCAGCCGCTTTGGAGTTTGTCAAGGGTTACGAGACCCGGCAAACAGGATTGCTCCTCTACGGGCCTCCTGGTAACGGTAAAAGCCATCTGGCTGCCGCCATACATCACGAATTGAATCGGCAAGGTTTCGTTTGCTTGTTCCTGGACTTTCCGCAGCTCGTTGAAATGGCAAAGGGCACATTCAAAAACAGTTCAAAGATATCTGTAACTGATATTGTATCCGGCGCTGTATCGTGTGACTTGCTTACACTGGATGAACTCGGGGCTGGTAGCATTACCGAATTTGAGTACAAAGAAGTCCTCTTCCCGATCCTAAACGGCAGACAGGGGAAAATCACCAACTTCACTTCTAACCTGGACCTTGAACGCCTAGAAATGTGGCTGCTCAGAGACAAGGCTGGAAACATCGTTGACGTTGAAGGCCGGTTGTTTGACCGGATACTCGGGAACACGGACATTTACGAAAACACGGCTACATCGAAACGTCGTGAAGATGCGATTAAACGAATGAGTGGTGGTTAAATGTATACGCTCACTTTAGCTGACCGGGTATATCTGGCGAGGTATTACGAGATCGACGGTTCGAAATTGATGGCCGCCTTACTGAACAGATCCCCTCAGGCTGTATTCAATATCATCAATACCATGAAATATAACGGAGAATATGACTTATACCGCAGTTTGACCGATGAGGAATACGAAAAAATTCTAAACTGTGCGGAGGTTAAACATGGGGCCATTGAAAAGCATGACCATCAATGAGTTGCAGCAGATCGTTAACAATACCGCATTTGACTATGATATTCGGATTAAAGCAGATACAGAAATCTTAAGGAGGGAAAGAGATTGGCAATTAATCGAGAGCCAGTATTGGATGTCCCGGGAGCAAAAAGACGGCAGAAAATTTATATAGCTTGCGAAGAAGTGAACATGATTTGGTCCGAGAACGAGGTGAGTGATTTCCAAAAGCTATGGAAGGAAGGACGAAGCATTCAGCAAATAGCAGCTCACTTTAAACGGGATCCGGACGAAATCGGATTGCTCGTAATCGATCAGGCGCGTAAAGGCCACATCAAGACACAGAGTGAACCGACAGGGAAAGGACAGTCTCACAAAGTTATAGCCACGGTTGAGAAGGTCAAGAAAGAAACACCAACCGTTATCAGCATTCACGGGACCAAGGGAGGGCTAAGAGTGGAAAGGTTAATCCTGCACGGAAAAGCGCCAAGCGTAAACCACATGTACCGAAACGCGAGGGTCGGCCGGCGGCAAATGAAAGTACTATCTCCTGAGGCTCGTAAGTGGTATGACGACACAGTAATTCAGGCCAATGTATGGCGGAATAAAAACAAGTGGTCTACGGCAACGGGAAAGGTGGTTGTGCGGCTTTGGTTCTACTTTCCGGACAGACGGAAGCGCGACACACACAACGCCTTAAAAGCGCTCCTAGACGCCTTAGAAGACGCGTGCATTTACCAGAACGATCAATATGCCTTGCCACAGGTTATGGACTTCGAAGTGGATCGGAAAAATCCGAGAATTGAAATTGAATTTGAACATGTAGCCGGATAGCGCAACTGTTCGCGGCTCGTTACACCCATCAAACCAAACTGGTGTTCCAACACTGGTAAATCGGAGGTAAAAAATGAACCTTACAAAACTCTTTGAAATGCAACGTGAACTGGATGAACGGATCGTAAAGGAAAAAGGACTGGAAGGGCAGGACCTGCTGCCACAAAAGATACTGGCGCTTCAGGTTGAGCTAGGGGAGTGCGCCAATGAGTGGCGGGGATTCAAGTTCTGGAGTAAGGACCAGAAGCCACGGACAGAACTACAGCACTTATGCACCGTTTGTGACGGCACCGGGGATGAAAACTCTCAAGCAAACCTAGAAAGCAGACTGGACGGCGGTAGTGGATATCCATATTTAGAGTGCGAAGAATGCGGAGGAACTGGTAAATTACACGTTTCAAACCCACTCCTAGAAGAATACATTGACTGCCTGCACTTTATATTGTCGATCGGGCTTGATATTGGTTTTGACCCTGAAGAAGCATTGTATCTTATTGATCATAACGTTCAGATTTTCAAAAGCCTTGAGGGGATTACACAGCAGTTTAATGACATATTTACCGCAATAGCTGAAACCTTACTCGAAGGGACGATTGTTAATGCAGACTACGAAAATTACGAAGATTTAGTGCTTTGTTTTATTGGTCTCGGCGAAATGCTCGGCTTCACCTGGGACCAAATCGAAGAAGCTTACATGTCTAAAAACGCAGTAAATCATGAACGCCAATCCACCGGCTACTAACCCATGGTGAGGCGAATAAAAAGAACCGGAGGTGGTTGCAAGTGAAAAATAGATATGAAATACGTGGGGATGTAACAGCAATCTTCATTGATAGTAAAAAGTATGGTTCGCATGAAGTGCTTATAGATACGCACAATTTACAAGTTGTTAGTGAAATAACAAATAGTTGGTTTTTGCATGTTAGCCACGAATGTTTCTATGCGCGTGGGTTGATAAAAAATAGCAATCCACCGAAACGGATCACGATGCACAGATTGATAATGGATGTTCCAGAAGGCAAAGTTATTGATCACATAAACATAAATGGATTAGACAATCGAGAAATCAATCTGAGAATTGTGACACAAGCTGAAAATTCTCAAAACAAAAAGGCCCAAAAAAATAGCAAAACAGGCATCAGAGGAGTTTCTTGGAACAAAGCAGCAAAGAAGTGGCAGGCGCAATATGCGATAAATCGCAAAAAGGTTAAAGTTGGATACTTCGATGATATAGAAGATGCCAGAAGAGCAGTAGAAAGAGCAAGAAGGGAAAGAATGCCCTACTCGCAAATGGACATTTCTTAATATTTTCCTGAAAACAAGAACGTTAAGGAGGCAACCCATGGATAAGTTAACAGAGATACGCAAAGAGCACGAAGATTTACAACAAACGGTAAGTGAACGGCCTGAATACCGCATTGAAGCCATGAAGGTGCTGGCTAATATAAATTACCTCTTACAGCTAGTAGAGACACAAGCAAAGGCGCTGGAGTTTTATGCGGATGCAAACAACTGGCGGATGGATGCTCCCGGGTTTGTGGATTTATCGGTAGCAGAAAAGGACCACGGCCAAAGAGCCCGTGAAGCATTAACCCAGGTTTAGCACAGGAGGGGATAAGGATGGGTTATGGAATCAAGATGTACCACAAATATAGACCTGAATCTTATATTGCAACATTGAGCTATAAACCTTCACTTAACGACATTATCGAGATTGACGGGGAGTTTTACGAGGTCCTGCACGTTCAATCAAAACCAAGGATTTGTTACGCAACGTATGCATCTAATCAAGATATTTTCCGAGTGACAGGCGTTTATCCGGAATAGTTTAAGCGAGTTACACAGGAGGGGATAAGGACATACCCTGACCTGATACAAGGCAATGACGCTGTAGACACAAAGTGCGCAAAGAGGTGAAGGAATTGAACCAATATAAAATAACTTATTGGAATCCTAAAAGTGGATATAGAACTGTCATTATCGAAGCCGCAACCAAAAGCGAAGCGAGTAGAGAATTTATGGATTTAATCGTTGAAGGTCATAGTGTGGGTCATTGCAAAACTGAAAAAGTATGACGTAGTACGAACGAAATACCCAGGATAGAGGCATAACCCTGCCTCTGTCCTAATACAAAGGAGCGATATGCAATGCCTAAAAAGAAGTTATTTAGTGAGGAAACGATGACAATAGACAATTGCCAGTGCGTGTACTGTGGTCATGTGTTTAATGGACGTTCAGCCTGTAATGGCGATATGGACCGGCAGACTGTGACTTGTCCGAAATGCAGAAAGTTAATGTTCGTTTCTATTTCGGTTGAGTATACGTGCACACCGATTGAAGATTAAGGCTTAGCCTATCCATACCAGGAGGGATACAAATGAACCGTGAAATTAAATTCAGGGGCAAGCAAATAGATAATTCTAAATGGGTACACGGGGACCTGCGCCAAGTAGAAGGACGATGCTTCATCATGGATTACGATATTGGTGATGACGGCATCACGGATCACCAAAGAGTATTCAACATCCATTATGAAGTCGATCCCGAAACAGTAGGTCAATACACCGGGCTGAAGGATATTAATCAAAAGGATATCTATGAAGGGGATATAGTCCAAATCCAAGGACATCCATTCGAAGGACCGATGCAGATAAACGGAAATTACGAAGTTGGGTACAACGATCGAATGGAACTATGTTGTGGCAGCCTGCTTTTACATCGCGAGAGACATTATGCAACTGTCATAGGTAACAAGTTCGAAAACCCATCTCTATTGGAGGTAACCAATGAATAAAGAAGGACTAGAAGAGAATGAGCTGCGGAAATTCTTGCATAACACGGTCGATGTCATGACATTTGAACAACTCAGATCGGTGGCACAAAGCATAGGTCTGATTGACCCCGATCCCATCCCCTTACCCACCTTAAAACCAGGGGATAAGGTACGGCATAAAGATTTCCCACATAGAGGCGAAGGAATCGTTTATGCCATAAAAGGCAATAAGGCAAATGTCTATTTTGCTAAGACCGAAGTCGGCCAAGGGATACGAGCATACTACCGCTTAGACAAATTAGAACTCGTGGAGGTCCAAGCAGATGTCAGATAATCGGGACTGGCAAGCAGATATGGAACGGGCGGAAAACAAAACTCAAGGGAGGTAATAACCTTGAAAAACAAATTTGAAATACGCGGAGATGTAACGGCAATTTTTGTGTCGAGCGAGAAATACGGTGAACACGAATTCCTGATTGATACAAGATATCTTAAGGAAGTTTCGGAATCAGTTGGCACGTGGGGGTTATTGGTCTCGGGAGGAGGATCATTGAAATACGCAAAAGGAAAAGATGTAGAAGCCAAAAAAGTGATTTTGTTACATCGTTTGGTTACGAGAGCCCCGATAGATAAGGTGGTTGACCATATAAACCACAACACACTCGACAACAGGATTGATAATCTCCGCATTGTTACACACGCAGAAAACCTACAAAACAGGCGCGGGGCTGACAGACGAAACATGTCGTCGGGCTTTCGCGGGGTTTATTGGAACAAAAGATTAGGAAAATGGAATGTCCAGGTCAGGACTAACGGTGTAGGGTATCACATTGGATGCTACGCAGATTTAGAAGAGGCTAAGCAAGCTGCAATCGAAGCTAGAAGAAGACTTTTACCATACTCTTTCGAGAAGGAGGCTTAAACCGAATGACACGGGAAGAGATATTGAGCAGAGAAGATATATTGAGGATGAAACCCGGTCGGGAATTGGATGCTAAAGTCGCGCTAGCCGTAATGGGATTTAAAGAAATAACAGTAGTCGGCAGCCATTATTTCACCGACCCAATAGATACGAGCCTGAAGAGTTATTCCAGCGACATATCCGCAGCATGGGAAGTAGTGGAGAAGATGAGGACAAAGCATAAGCAGTACATCACAATAATTGACAATCCGCATTTAAGCTATGATGTAAGGTTTAGCGAAGACAAGAGTGCAGCGTTTGTTCGACTGTCAAGCCTTCCTCATGCAATTTGTCGTGCAGCTCTATTAGCAGTAATGGATAAGGAGGCTGAAGCATGAACAAATACAAAGTTCTAGTATGCAAAGAAGTATGGGGAACGATTGAAGTCGAAGCCAACAACGAAGACGAAGCAGTTCAAAAAGTCGTGGATTATGAATATGAAAGTGACTTTGAACCAAACGGGAAGACCGGTAACGAGTGCTATTACGGAGCAACGCTTATTGAGGAGGCTGAAGCATGATTAACTGGATAACCTTTGATCCGGAGAATCCGCCGGAAGACGGAATATACTTTGCTTCTAATGGAGAATGGGTCGAGAAATGTGAATACAGGAAAGCAAACGGCTTTTGGACAAAAGGGGAGTACGGTGTTGATGTCACCCATTACGCTGAAATAAACCTTCCAGGTGATGCGCCATGACAGTCAAAGCACAAACACACTTTGTCTGGACTGAAAAAGCTGAGAAAGAAAACCCACAGCGTTCCAAAGCAGGAGTACCCATATGGCCGCATTACATGTACGAAGCACCGGTTAAATGGCTAGAAGATGGTATAATTATTGATTCATCGGAGTTTCAGCGTAGTGGGCAGTTAGACTTATTTGATATACTGTAATCAATGGTAAATTAGTGCAAAAAGGGGTGGAAACGCGTGAGAGCTGAAGCAAGAGACGTGTTCCAGTTGGCATTAATGGAAATCAACAGAGAAGAGACGCGCAGGCGAGTCGAAGAAGAATTGGAACGGGCCCGGATTTACAAAGAGGTCGGATTTGTCCGGAAGGAGACGCAGCTCACGCCAGCATATGAGCCAAGATATCACGGATCCACTAACGTAACGTCAAACCAAATCGAGAACGTGGCTATCTTCAACGTAGATACAGAGAGCAGACTAAAACAGGCATATGAACGGGTAAACATAGCGCTACGCGGCCTCAAACGAATGGAACGGGACATAATCAACATGAGATACTTAGATGACGAGGACGTACTGGACTTCAATGTATACAACGATCTTGCCCTGTCTGAACGGAGCTATTACCGGAGGAAGTCCCGGGCGCTGTATAAAATGGCCTTTGCCATGAACCTTGAAGTTTATGTTTGTGACACTGATGTTACCGCATAAAAAAAGTGGCAGTAATTTGGCAGACTAATGGCAGATCATTAGGAAATAAATGATTTATTATGAGAGTGTAGGATGTTGAGATAACGATACTGCACGGTCTCAACTCCTCGCTATCCGTTACGATCTCCTGTAGATGATATTTGGCGTGAATACACTTCAGGAGGTGTAACCAGGCGGACATTGAGCCGCCTTTTTCTTTTGGTGACAAGCACCACAACCCCGACAGACGATGCTAAATGCGTACGAGCCGCGGATTGGTGCTTCACATATATACCCTGTGTGGCTGTTTGATGGTACGTTATACGTGCTGTAGGTTCGCATGGGGCCTAAATGATGTGGTGGCGGAATAGGTAGACGCAAGAGGGTGCATGTGACGGTTCTGGATAGAATGTGATCCGTCTGTGACCTGGATGAACACATGCATGCAAGGTGCAAATCCTTGCCCACATCTAACATTGGTAACTCATAACCTTCAAATATTCACACCGTTCCTGCTCGTATACCATAAAATAACTCGCCGTTTGTCTAGGGTATACGCGACTATCACGCCGTGACTACAGCGGTTAAGGTTCGGTTCGTAGGGGCTGCCGCTGCCTAAGTAAAGCGGTGATTACATAAAATCACATGTCGCCATATGGCGGCCTTTTTTTATTTGCTCAAGAAGAAAGGGTGAACCAAATGTTTGAAGTTAACTTTAACGACGAAGTAAAAGTAAAGCTGACTGAACATGGTTTGTCATTACTGGAAAAAGAACAGAAATTGCTGAATGAATATATACAGCGCAATGGTGGCAAGGGAGTCGGTGAGTACAAACCACGAATAGATGAGGATGGTTATACATCATTTCAATTGTGGGACCTGATGCATCGTTTAGGTCCTTATTTGTCATTGGGCCTGCCAGAACCATTCGAAGGAAGAATGATATTCCCGAATGGACGAGGTGTTAACCAAAAACAGGGGATGAGAGCGAAAATGATGAGTATTCTTCAATGGCTTATCAAAGTTACATACGGATGGAATGACCAAGAACCGATGAACAGGGAAGAACGAAGGCAAAGGGTAAAACCTAAGCGCAATAGGAGGTTATCTTAATGAGCGGACTATATCGTAAGAAGCCTGTTGTTATTGAAGCCTGGCAGAATGCGGACGATACTGGATGGCCAGAGTGGTTGAGTGCTGCGGATGTTGGGCGCGAGCCTGGAGGTGTGATACTGATAAACACTTTAGAGGGCATTATGAAGGCACAGCCTTTGGACTGGATCATAAAAGGCGTCAACGGTGAAGTTTATCCCTGCAAACCAGACATCTTTGAAAAGACATACGAAGAAATACGATGATGACTAAAAACAGGAGGTGGCCGGCATGAATACTGCTCAATGGGATCAGCTAATGGCGAGCTTCCGGGATCTTGCTGAGACGATGGCGAAGTACCGGGATGAGCTTTTAGAGCAAGGTTTCGAAAGACAAGAGGTAATCAGAATGGTTATCGCATACCAGACATCGCTGCTCGGGATGAAATAAATATCCGCAAAACAACATAACCCAAAATTTGGAGGTGAGGTGATGAGCTAATGGCTAGAGCGCGGAGCCCGAACAGAGACAAAGCGAAACAAATGTGGCTTGATTCTGGCGGCGAAATGAAACTGAAAGACATCGCTGCGGAGTTTGACGTTCTGGAGACACAAATCCGAAAATGGAAAAGCCTCGACAACTGGGAAGACGAGCTTAAAAGTAACGTTCCCAATGATAAAGGTAACGTTCCTAAACGCAATTTAGGCGGCGCTCCTTTAGGTAATAAGAATGCCTTGGGGAATGAGGGTGGAGCCCCAAAAGGCAACGCTAATGCTGTTACTCATGGCTTCTTCCGTAAATTCTTCCCGAATGATGCGCTCGAGATTATGGAACATGCTGCAGAACGGTCGCCGCTTGATATGTTATGGGATCAAATAACCATTCAATACACGGCGATTATCCGGGCCCAGCAGATTATGTACGTTAAGGATCGTGATGACATAACCAAGGTCCTCACAAAGTCAGCAGATAATGCCTTTGGCGGACATGAAGAATGGGAATATCAATTTGCCTGGGATAAACAAGCAGCGTTCCTACAGGCTCAGAGCCGTGCCATGAGCACGTTACAGAGCCTCATCAAACAATATGAGGAACTGTGCCGACAGGGATACGCCGATGAAGAGCAGCAGCTTAGAATCACCAAGCTTAACGCCGAGGTTGCTTTACTTGAGCGCAAGGCTGACAAGGATGATGACAAGCCAATCGAAATAGTAATCAAACGTAAGGGTGAACGCTCATGATCGAAAAAGAGGTTAACCCACACTTTGAAGACTTCCTGTTTGATTGGCGACATAAGTTTTACTTCCTTGTTGGCGGTTACGGCTCATCCAAAAGCTATCACGTTGCTTTGAAACTCGTTCTTAAACTGCTGGAGGAAAAGCGCACAGCGCTTGTTATCCGTGAGGTTTACGATACAATCCGGGATTCGTGCTTTGCTCTGTTTGAGGAAATATGCGTAGAGATGGAATTGGACGAAAAGATTAAGTTTGTTTCATCCCCAATGCAGATACGTTTCCCGAATGGTAGCAAGATCATATTCAAAGGGATGGATAAGCCAGCAAAGCTGAAGTCCATTCATAATGTGTCCATTATATGGATCGAGGAATGTTCTGAGGTGAAGTATGCAGGCTTTAAGGAGCTTATTGGCCGTTTACGGCATCCTACATTACCTTTGCACATGATCCTGTCCACAAACCCAGTGAGCACGGCCAACTGGTGTTATAAGTACTTCTTCAAGGATAAAGCGAATGTTGTCCTGGATGATGAAGAACTTTACCGGGATCGGGTCGTGATCGTGAAGAACACCTATTACCATCATTCGGTTGCGGATGATAACCTGTTCCTTCCACTCAGTTATATCGAGCAGTTGGATGAGTTGAAAGTACATGACCCTGATTTGCACAGAGTCGCCCGCCAAGGCCGATTCGGTGTGAATGGTAGGCTTGTATTACCTCAGTTCGAAGAATGGCCGCATGACAAGGTTATGGAGGCTATACGAGGCATCAAGAGCCCGGTTAGACGTTCCGGCATGGACTTTGGTTTTGAGGACTCATACAACGCATTGCTGCGGGTTACCGTGGATCATAAGGAAAAGATCCTATATATCCATTGGGAGTACTACAAAAACAAAATGACGGATGACCGAACGGCGGCTGAAATAATTGAGTTTAAAAAGTCGAGGGAGCTTATACGTGCTGACAGCGCGGAGCCTAAGACAATAGCCTTTTACAGACAGATGGGCTTTAACATGCAGCCGGCGAAGAAGTTCCAAGGCTCAAGAGCTCAATATACCAAGAAGATCAAGCGTTTCAAGAAAATCATATGCTCCAGCAATTGCCCAAACACCATTGCGGAATTAAAGGAGCTCACATATGCCGTGGATAAGCAGGGAGATATCATCGAAGACGAATTTTCGATTGACCCGCATACATTCTCGGCTATTTGGTATGCCCTGGATGATTATGAAGTGGCTGATTTGAAGGGTTATGCTGCCACAGTTGGCAATAAATCAGCGTTGGGGGTGAGATAGTGGCAATAATACGTGACCGTGACTTAACGGATGATTGGAATAATAACATTCCATTGAGCATCATTGCAGGCTGCATCGAAGAACATCGGCGCGGACTGTACCGCCTTGATATGCTTGAAGAGTACTATTTGGGCAGACACAAGATTCTTTGCCGGGACCTTGGTGGCGAAGACAAAGGGTTACCGAATAACAGGCTTGTAGCGAACCATGCCAAGTACATTACTGACGTTGCTGTAGGTTATGTGACCGGTAATCCGGTAAAGTATGCCGGCGAGGGAATGGATGAGATTCAGAAGGCTTACGATCGTATTGATATCGTGTCTCATGATGCGGAGTTGGCAAAGGATCTGTCCATGTTTGGCATTGGGCTGGAGCTTTACTTTATGACCAGCGACGAAAAGCCATATCCCAAAGTGACAGTGATCGATCCACGTAACATCTTCCTGGTCGTTGACGACAGCGTAGAGTACAAGCCGTTATTTGGTGTGCATTATTATCCAAAGCGTGATGCGAAAAATCAAATCATAGCCTGGTCAATCAATGTGTATACCGAAACACAAATCATTCGTTATAAAGCAATCGATGTAAACAGCCAATCTTACGAGCTTATTGACCAGACGCCGCAGTACTTCAAGGCTGTACCTATTGTTGAGTACTGGAATAACGAAGAACAACAAGGTGACTATGAGCAGCAGCTGAGCCTGATTGATGCGTACAATACATTGGCTTCGGACCGGGTGAACGATAAGGAGCAGTTTGTTGATTCAATCCTGATGCTTTCCGGCGCTTCGCTTGGCGATGACTTGGAACAACAGACGGAGGCTATCCAGCTACTCAAGAAACACAAGATATTAAACATGCCGATCGATGCTGTAGCCCAATGGTTGACCAAAGCATTGAATGAAGCAGATACAGAGGTTTTGCGCGGTGCATTAAAGACCGACATCCATGAATTCAGCATGGTTCCGAACCTGACGGATGAAAACTTTGCTTCTAATGCGTCCGGTGTGGCTATGAAGTACAAGTTATTCGGCTTGGAGCAGCTGGCAAAGACCAAGGAACGCTACTTTATTCAAGGTCTACGTGAACGCCTTAAGCTATTCGCCAACATCCTGGGCACTCAAGGCAAGGCGATTGCAGACGTTTCAGAGGTTGAAATCACAATGAACCGCAGCCTGCCGAATAACGATGTCGAAACCGCCACGATGATAGCGCAGCTGACCGACATGGTGAGCAACGATACATTGATTTCACAATTGTCCTTCGTTAAGGATGCGGCAGAAGAAACTAAGCTGGTGGCCGAGCAGAAAGCCGAAGACGTGAGGAACACCCAAGAAGCATTTGGCATGAACTTCCCTAAAGATGGGGTGAATGCGGATGAACCAGCCCAGTAACGCTTATTGGGAGAAACGCGCACGGCAGCGTATGGCCTCTTACCATCGTGATGCTGATCCAACCATTCAGACCATCACGGCGGCCTATGAGAGGGCAGCAGAGGACCTTACAGCGGAGATAAACAAGATATTCAACACGTTCGGCAAGAACGCTGAATTGGATGCGGCCGAAACGCGCAAGTTCCTGAACGAGCAGATACCTAACCCTTTGCTAAAGTTGGCTAAGAAGTGGTATCCCAGGGTTGAGAATGAGCGCATTAAGAAATGGCTGCTTAATCGGATGAATGCACCAGCTTACCGAGCTCGCATAACGCGTCTGCAGGCCCTCAGAGAGCAGATATATCTACAGTCAAAGCTAATTGCAGACGTAGAGATATCAACATCCGCCAGAGGATATGTCCAGACAATCAACGAGGGCTATTATCGTACCTTGTTTGATATTCAACAGGGCTTGGGCGTAGGCTTTGAGTTTGCAGTCATGCCAAACCGGACCGTGGAGACGATCCTCATGAATCCGTGGAGTGGTGAGCACTTCAGCACCCGGATTTGGAATAATACCGGGACATTGGCTGAATCGCTCAACAAGATCATTACTGCCGGCTTTATGAGTGGCATAGGCAACGCCAAACTGATTCAAGAAATTGAAAAGATGTTTGGTGTTGGCGAGTTTGCGGCCGCTCGTTTAGTCCGAACTGAGACAACATACATGGCGAATGCTGGCGAGATGGAGTCATACACTGAGGCTGGCATTGATGAATACATGTTCATTGCCACCTTAGACAGTCGTACATCGGAAATATGCCGGGACCATGACCGACACGTCTATAAAGTCAAAGACGCGGTGCCGGGCAAGAATATGCCGCCGCTACATGTCTTCTGTCGTAGCTCCACACGGGCTTATTTTGGCCCCAAGTCGCTTGAAGGCATGCAGCGAAGAGCAAGGGACCCGGAAACAGGCAAGTCGATCCTGGTTCCGGCCAGTATGTCATATGGCGAATGGGCCAGAAAGTACAATGTTCCTGCAAAAGGGGCAAAGCCTCCGAAGCAGATTGAATTCTTCGAGTTTGATATTAACGAATAAGTGCCCCGATGAGGCGCTTTTTTTATTTGTCCAGAACGTGCTGAGGACATTAAAAGCTGCATGGACCTAGCCGACGGGCGTAAAACGGGAGGTTACTCACTATGAAACAATCCAAATACAGATATGCACTACCTTTGCAACTTTTCGCTGAAGGCGATGGAGCCGGTGACGGCGGCGATGCTGGCGCACCTGGTGGAGATGGAGCCGGAGGAAATGGCGGCGCTGGTAGCGGCAACGATGGTCAAGGCGGAGGTGGTGGGGATAAGACTTTCACCCAGGATGACATTGACAAAATCGTGAGTAAAACAATTGCCCGCGAACGTTCTAAGTGGGAAAAAGATTTCGAAACCAAGCTTGCTGAAGCCAAGACGGAAGCAGAGAAACTTGCCAAGATGAATGCCGATCAAAAGGCGGAATACGAGCGTCAAAAGCGTGAAGATGAACTGTCTAAGCGTGAGGGGGAAATCACACGCCGTGAGCTCAGGGCTACAGCGCTTGAGCAATTGGCCGAGAAAGGGCTCCCTAAGACGCTGGCAGACATCTTGGACTATGGGGATGCCGAGAGTACCAACAAGAGCATTGAAGCCGTAGAGAAGGCTTTCCGTGAGGCTGTGGAGGCCGGTGTTAACGAACGTCTAAGAGGCGATGCCCCGAGAGGTGGCGGAAGCAAAGGCGGAGAAGCAAAGAACCCTTGGAAAAAGGGTCCTGACTTTAACTTGACGGAGCAAGGACGCATTTTGCGTGAAAAACCAGACTTAGCTGCACAACTGATTGCTGCAGCGAAACAATAAAGGAGAAGTGATCAAAAATGTCAAAGACACAAATTGCTGACGTAATCGTACCAGAGGTATTTAATCCATATGTTATTCAACGGACAATGGAACTGTCGGAGCTGCAGTCCAGCGGCATCATTCAAAACAGCCCTGAACTTGATGCACTCGCACAAGGCGGCGGTAAGCTCATCAACATGCCTTACTGGAATGACCTGAGCGGTGAAGATGAAGTGCTTTCGGACAGTGGCGCACTGACACCAGGCAAAATCACAGCCGGCCAAGACGTTGCAGCCCTGTTCATTCGTGGTAGAGCGTGGAGCTCTAACGATTTGGCTTATGTACTGGCCGGATCCGATCCGATGGCCGCGATTGGGGATTTGGTCGCCAGCTATTGGGCACGGAGACGCCAAGCGTTGCTGTTCTCGATGCTCAAAGGCGTATTTGCTTCCCCGTCTATGGCAGGCAATATCCATGATATCTCCGGCGAGACAGGTGCAGCTGCTGTAATCGCTGGCGAAACGTTCCTGGATGCCAAACAAAAGCTTGGTGATGCGTCCGATCTGCTGACGGCAGTATCGATGCACAGCGCCGCGTTTACAACCCTGCAAAAACAAAACCTGATCGATTTCATCCCAGACAGTGAGGGCAAAGTTCAAATCCCAACATATCTGGGACGCCGTGTCATCGTGGACGATGGGCATCCAGTCGATACTGCAAACGGCGTGTACACGTCCTACCTGTTCGGTACTGGCGCTATCGGTTTGGGCAATGGTTTCCACCCTGTAGCCGTTGAAACAGACCGTGACAGCCTCGCAGGTGATGACATCCTGATTAACCGGCAGGCATTCGTACTGCATCCGCGAGGCGTTGAATTCAAAAACGCTTCGGTTGCTGGCGCTACTCCTTCGAACGCTGAAGTCGAGATGGCCGCTAACTGGAACCGCGTGTACGAGCCTAAAGCTATCCGTATCGTGAAATTTGTATACAAACTGAAATAAGAGGGGCTTCGGCCTCTCTTTTATCTTTTATAGAAAGGGTGATTCACATGTCTGCAACAGCCTTCCAACGTATGCGGAGAGAACAAGCAGCCCGAGAGGCTGAGAAAGAAAAACTCAAAGCAGAAAAAGAGAAAGAAGGTGGAAAAGATGCCGGGAACGTCGGTAAGAATCGTGGACGAGCAGGGAAATCCGGTTAACTTTGGCGGTGGTGGAGGAACAACTCCGACTCCCAAGGACGTAACCTTGCAGAATGCAGCGTCTGCTGCTGGCAATGGCACGGCTTTCGCTCCTACTGATGGCAACTACACGCTGACATTTGAAATTACAGGAACAAGTACAAGCCGCGCTGTTAACTTCGAACTGGCAGGACCTAGCGGAACCTACATGCCTACAACAGCTTATAACGTGTCTGATCCTTCGAAGTATGGGCCGTCCACTACCGGGGGCAACAACAGTGCGCCAGAGAGTTGGCAAGTTGAAGTTCCTGCTGGTTACTCTTTCCGTGCTCGCATAAGCTCCGTGGCTGGCGGAACTGTCACAGTTAAAGGGAAGGCAGTGATGGGCTAATGGAATTAGGCAGAGTTGCATTAGGGGTTGTTGGCAAACTCACTGACTTCAGACATACCAATTCAACTGGACTAACGGTGACATTCAATGGCGGTAGATTACGACAAGCAGATGGCTCGTATTTAACCTTTCAAGGCGGATCAGTAACTGTGCCGGATAATGTGACCAGTGAGATAATGCTCGACCTATTTGACAATAAGCTACATGCTTTGCCTCGTTCGCTGCATAGAGTGGCTGTTTATATTGCGACAGTTACAGCTTCATCTGGGATCATTTCAAAAGTGACGCAACCGCCATCCTTCGCTATTCCTACATCAAGAATTCCAAAATTCAAGGCAGCATTAAAACGGGATAATCGAAAGGTGCGTGTTGCGCTTCTCGGTGACTCTCTGACACAAGGCGCTGGAGGGACTCCAAGATGGCCAGATTTATTGTTTAACTCATCGCAAAGCGCAGCCGGGTTTAACGTTCAAAATGTGGCGAACATAACGGTAGATAACTATGCTGTGGGCGGTCAAACAGCGCATTATGGTATGGTGCAGATGGGTGTTGGTGCTCAAAATGCAGTTGGTAAATATGCGAACACAAACATCACCTATGGACCTCGTTATGTCAATATGTACATTGATTCGCTTAATCTCGGTAACATCAAAGAGTCTGACACTCGACTGTTACAGTACGATCTAGCCATTATCAACTTTGGTGCTAACGGTGGAACATATCACTTAGGTTATTTTGAAAATATCGTTCGTGAGTTGAGAAGCCGTGGCGTTGAAGTGATCATTGGGACATCGAACTATCAGTCAAACAATCTAACATTTTTGTATAGTGACGGCCCAATCTTATCTAGGATTGCCGAGGCTTACGGTTGTGAGGTTGCTGACACTTGGAGTTATGTTCGAGAGGCGCAATACAACGGAAAAACAGTCCATGCCGACACGATTCACATGTCAGCAGATGGACACATAGCATGGGCTTCCGCGCTTCGCGCAGTGATTAACGACATCTCCCAATCCGGAGAAAGTTTTTACCAAGCAAATCAAAGTAGGATCGTTACAACTGATGCAGCTGATACTTCGGGAAAATTCCCGAACCTGGCCGAAGTGGTGTTTAAGCCTTCATCACACAACGGAACTATCACAGGTAACGGCGGAAGTGGTAACAAAACATTCAACCCCGCCTTACAGTTTGGAGGAAAGACTAGCACTGATTGTACGACCCAATTAGCAACGGGACAGTACGCTTGGTTTGGTCATGCAAACGCCCTGTGTATGGATGTCTTGTATGAGATGGCTACAACTTTTACCGCAGATATCTACACTAACAACGGTGGGACTAAAGTCGGGACTATCTCCAGCGCCACAACCGCTCCTGGACGTGTAGCTTTGGTTGAAGCTTTCAGTTTGAACACCATGCCCGGAGGACTCGGGGGCAACAAACCAGGGTATGTAAATCAGGCATTCCAAATCGTCGTTACTTCTGGCTCGATGAATCTTGTTGGGGTCGTGTTCTATACCTGGAATAAGAAAGAAATCCTATTTGAGGAAATGAACTTCATAGGGACTTGGGCAAAGGATACGGGATTTTATTCACCTGCAAGTGGACGGTACACCGACACAGATGGAGACAGTGTATTCTTTGAGTTTGAAGGCACTGGATGCCAAGTGTTGCTGAATAACCGCGATGCAGCCGGCAAGATTGATGTTTGGTTGGATGGGGTTCAGGTTCAAACAGGATTGGATCTTTACAATACAGGAAAATATTATTACTCATTAAATCTCTTCCCTCTGGCCAGCAGCGATATTTTCAATCGTGGATACGGCAAACACACCGTGAGAATCAAGCTAAATGGCATTAATGCTGCCGCTGTGGCCCCAGCCGCCCAGAATAGACGACTGGCTTTATTTGCAGCATATGCATTTGATGGCAGATAGCCGAAAGAAAGAACGGTGATGAAATGGAACAACTCGATAAACTCAAGATCATGTTGGGCATCAAAGACAGCAGCCAAGACGAGGTGCTTGGTCTGCTGCTGGAGGATGTCCAAGCGGATCTGCTGACCTGGACTAACCGCCTGGAACTTCCGGTTGGCATGGAACCGGTGCAAAGGCAGATTGCAGTAATCCGATACAATATGCAAGGCGTCGAGGGGCAGACAGCACATTCAGAGGGCGGAGTGAGCCGGTCATTTGAGGCCCTTCCAGCCGATATTAAGCAAACGGTAAGTCAATACCGTCTAATCAAGGTGGTGGGCCGTAGTGCGCCTTAGAGAACGTGATAAACGTCCTGTCACTTTTAAGAAACGCATTACCGTTAAGGAACCGGACGGTACGACTTATGAGGATTGGGACCCGATTGGGGAAACGATCCGAGCAAACGTGCAACCAGCCGGCGGAAGAGTCATGGCCGAAATGTACGGCGAACGACTTGCTTATATGCTAACGGCTTACGTGGAGCCCGGGACAACCATTCCTGAGGCTTCTTTCGTTTGTGTATATACCAATCCTACCCCTGATTATAAAGTCGTCGCTGTGAGGCCCTGGAACGGTCACAGAGTGATTGATTTAGAGAAGGTGAAGCCATGAGCAGCATTAAAGGAATGGATAGCCTCCTGAGGAAGATCGATGCCGTAGGAGGAAACAGCAAGAAGGCCCTCAAAGAAGGCGTCTTGCAGGCTGCTAAGAAGGTTCAGGGTGACGCAAAGGATTTATGTCCAGCGGACACTGGAGAGCTCAGGAACAGCATTCAAGCGCGTATAGAGGACAGGGATGGTAAGACCGTTGGCCTGATCGCTACAAACGTGGAATACGCCCCTTATGTTGAGTTTGGTACCGGTCAGAAAGGTGAAGCTTCACAATCGCCTCCTAAGTATGATGGTGACCTAAGTTACCGCCAGGACTGGGCAGGTATGAGGGCACAGCCTTTCATGTATCCGGCCGCAGCACAAAACAAGGTGCATGTTCCTGAGATTATCGCGGCATCCCTGAGAAAAGAGCTTAGAAGGCTGGGTGGTCGCTGATGTATGACGTTAAGCCAGAAGTGAACACGCTGCTTTCCTCTATTCCGGGCGTGACAGTATCCGATGCTTACCCAAAGGACTTTACTCAGCTGCCGCACATCTCGTTTTACGAGAACGCTAATAATGATCCTTTAAAGATCAAGGCCGGCCCACTGTCGGACATCGCCATTCAGGTTGATATCTGGCATAACCGGTCTACTGGGGCATTAGCGGCTGCGGTTGAAGCGAAAATGGGTAGCATCGGTTTCCGGCGTGAGTTTTCAGCAGACGTGCCGGATCCAAATGTAAAACATAAAACCATGAGATATCGGGGCGTAGTCGATACGCGGACCGGTCTTGTATACCAATAAGGGAGAGTGAATGAAAATGGCAGGTATTTTGTCTAAAGATACAACACTGAGCGTTAAAACTGGGAGCACTGGTACTTTTACAGAGGTGCCACTGTTGATGGAAGTTCCGGAACTCGGCGGTGATCCTGAAAAGGTTGAAGTCACAACGCTAAAAGATGCGGTAAAGAAGTATATTCCTGGTGTCCGGGATCTGGGGGATCTGGCATTCAAGTTCCTTTATGATAACGCCGGGGCAGACAGCAATTACCGTGTTCTTCGTGCTCTTCAGGAAAACAACACACTGGCTACATTCCAGGTGGAGTATCCAGACGGCACATCCCATCAGTTTGATGCATATGTGTCTGTGAAAATGGATGCCGGTGCTGTAAACGCCGCTCTGACCTTCACATGCAACATGTCGCTGCAATCTGATATTACGGTCACAAATCCTACTGCAGGATAAAAATTAAAGCCCGCGAACCAAATGTGGCCAGCGGGCTTTTATTATTCTTATTTAGTTGAGAACCAAACGCCGCCAGTTCCATCATAGTTCCGACCGAACGCGATCAAAGGGGCTGTATCGGTCTTCTTGACAGTCAAGACAACCCAGCCTGTATTGGATGCTCCTTCGTAAAGTTTAGATCTAAATGTCGGCTCAGGAGCTACAACCAATTCTCTGTCATATTCGCGTCCATCCGAAGATATCAAGGACAACAGGTAATCAGTAACATCGACGGCGGTATCAGGTTTCGAATTCTTGGTAATTTTGATGGAAGCCTTTGCGAGTATATATTCATATCCATCCGGCGCGGGATCATTGAACATGTTTGCTTGTTCAATCTGTTTCCATGCTGCGTCACCTCTGAGAATTTCGTCAATAGAAACGGTTCCTTCAAAAGTGTTCAATGCACTCTTAGTTGTAAAGTTTACTGTTTGATTAAGCTTCGCGGGATTGCTTTTTGTAGCAGTGGCGGTTGACGGTGTAGTCGGTGGTGTCTGTGTTTGGGTAGGTGGTGCTTGTGTGCTGCTAGATGACCCTCCGCCTATAACAACCTTGTGGTTTGGAGCATCCCAAGAAACGCCCACACCAAGAGCTTCACCAATCGATTTAACTGGCAGATACGTGGTGTTGTTATATGTAATTGCAGCAGTAGCTTTGCCGTTCGAATCGACAGGGTTCCAAGCCTTTCCTTGAATTTCAAACTTAATTGAATGATCGAAGTAAGCTTTTATTGCTTGGAGATTTGATCCTGCATAAACACCTGCTGATCCACCTATTGCGAATACCATACAAGCACCAAGAGTGACGAATAATTTTTTGCGCATTTAATTTTGTTCCCCTTTCGGATTTGGTCAATCAATTTAATTTTTATTCGACACAAAATAGGTAATTCCTACCTTGATTAAAAAAATGAAGGGATTTGATTATATGTTATACGCAACTCTTACTGTAGGGTCTCAAGAATATAAACTTCGCTTGTCAGCGAAAGTCGCTGTTGACGTTGAACGTAAATTGGGAGGAAAGTCGCTCCTTTCACTCTTTGGAGAGGGCAACCTGAACGACTTGCCCGGGGTGGAACCGCTGATTGCGGTCCTACATGGTTCCCTTCAAGCTTACGAACATGGTATTACACTCGATAAGGCCTATGAAATTTATGATCAGTACATCGAGGACGGAGGATCTTATGTTGGTTTGATTCAGGTTCTTATTGAAGTGCTTAAGGTGAGTGGTTTTTTCAAGGGGGCTCCCGAGAAGCCCGGGACAACAGCACAAGCGACGGAGAAGTAATCAACAATTTAACAGAGCTTTTCGAAAAACTGTATCTGCCCGCTGTCGAATGCGGTGTGGATGCAGTTTTTTATTGGGACATGACCTATAAGGAGATATCCGCAGCAATCTCAGGGAAACAGCGACAGTTAAAAAATGATCTTCAGACAAAAGCGACCCTCGTTTATCGACTGGGTACACTCGTAGCTTATGGTGTGAATCAGCCAAAAGATTACCCGGCACCACACGAAGCATTCCCTGGAATATTTGAGGAGCCAAAGACACGACAGCAGAACTGGCAGGTCATGAAAGAACGGATCGAAGCATATGCAGCTGAACGCAGAAAGCGAGGTGAAAAGCTGAATGGCAACGACACTTGAAGAACTTCAGGTGCTCATTACCGCTGAGACTGCAGGCCTTCGCAAAGAATTGAACAATGTAAAGAAGGATTTGGGCGGTCTTGATAAGCAAGCCAAGGAATCAGCGGAAAGCATTTCAAAGGCGTTTGGCGCTGTGAAAACTGCCTTGGTTGCTCTCGGGATCGGCAAGATCATCAAGGATAGTATAAATGCTGCAAGCCAGCTGGAAGGGGCCATGACAGGTCTCCAAAGTATCGTAGAGGGTCATGGGCTGAGCATGCAGAGGGCGAACAAGTTTATCCAGGATTACATCAAAGACGGCCTTGTGCCGTTGACCAATGCAGTAAACGCGTATAAATATCTTGCTGCCCGGGGTTATTCTGAGGACCAAATCCAAAGCGTCATGCTCCGTCTGAAAGATTCTGCTGCGTTTGGTCGCCAGTCTTACCTATCATTAGGCGAAGCCGTTGAGTCTGCCGCTGAGGGCTTGAAGAGTGAAAACTCAATCCTGGTCGATAATGCCGGCGTGACAAAGAACGTAGCCAAGATGTGGGAAGATTACGCCAAAGCACAGGGAAAGAGCTATGATGAACTCACACAGCAGGAAAAGATCCAGGCAGAGGTTAATGGCATCATGCAAGAAACCCAATTCCAAGTCGGGGATGCAGCAAGATATGCAGATACCTATGCCGGCCGGCTAGCAGCCCTAAATAAGACATTGTACGACATCAAGGTGAGTCTCGGACAAGCATTCATGCCGATCATGAACGTAATCCTACCACTTCTGCAAACACTCGCAAATGCAGTGTCTAGGGTAATGTCTTATGTTGCAATGTTCATGCAGGCGCTCTTCGGAGTTTCTAAAGGGCATCAACAGCAAGCAGCTAGTGCAAATAAGGCAGCGGCCGCACAGATAAACGTTGGCGACTCGGCGGATAAGGCCGGGAAAAAAGCAAAGAAAGCGGCTAAAGAAGCACGCGGTGCAGTCCTTGCCTTTGACGAGATAAACCAACTACCTGATAAATCGGGATCCGGTGCAGATGATTCTGCAGCCGGTGCTGGTGCTGGTGGTGGGGCAGGCGGTCTTGGGACAATAGACATGCCTGGGTTGGATCCGGCTGAAGTGAATGTTATTCCTGAGGAAATTCAGAAAATGGCTGAGAAAGTAAAAGCCATACTTTCTAAAATATTCGAACCATTCAAAAAAGCATGGGATGAATACGGGCCCGGTGTTACAAATGAATTCAAACGAGCCATTGAAGGATCAAAGGACCTGCTGCAAAGCTTCGGCAAGCTTCTTTCGAGTGTATGGGAGAATGGTGGATCACGGTTCCTTGAGAACATCGTTGGCCTAGCGCTTGAAATAGCCCGGCTAGGACTGAGGATATACAACGACTTCATACTACCGGTGGTTAAGTGGTTTGTTGATTATCTGAATCCTGAGACAAACAAAGCAACAAAAGGGATATTAGATGGGGTCAACTGGCTGCTTGAAAAACTCAAGGAATTTGTTGGTTACCTTGCTGGTGATGGATTTAAGTATGTTCAAATTGCTCTTGGCGGGCTGTTAGGTGCTTTTATCGCCTTGAAGGCTTATGAGACTGTACTTGGAATTATAGAATTCATTAAAGGTCTTGCTTTAGCAGCCAAGGCGTTATTTGTTGTGCTGGCCGCCAATCCAATTGGTCTGGTCATTACTGCAATCGGGCTATTGGTTGGCGCCTTCATCGCAGCTTACAACAACAATGAGACTTTCAGGAAGACAGTCGACAAGCTTTGGGACCAACTCAAGACAGCGCTTATCCCTATTCTGAAAGACCTGAAGGAAGCATTTATTTACATCTGGAATAACGTTCTGGTGCCGTTGGGATCTTTCCTTAAGGATGCGTTTGTGGCCGCGTGGGATGTAGTAACAAAAGCAGCCAAATTCCTATGGAATGACGTGCTTGTGCCCTTCGGGAATTTCCTTAAATGGCTGTGGAATCAAGTTATTTCTCCGCTAGCGGACGTGCTGAAGGATGTTCTGGCGATAGCCTTTAAGACTGTTTATGAAGTTGCGAAAATCCTTTGGGAGAATGTGCTTGCTCCGTTGGCCGAGTTTTTAGGTGCAGTGTTTATGGCTGCAGTCAAAGGCGTAATCGAGATACTCACAACTTGGTGGAAAAACATTTTCAAGCCACTTGGTGAATTTATCGCGAGCGTGTTTAAACCCATTATCGAAGACCTCATTGATGTTTTCGTTTATCTGTGGCATAAGGTGTTTGAACCGATCGCTTCGTATATGGGTGGCCAGTTCATTAAAACCTTCGAAACCATTACATCAAGTATCAAGACGATCATAAAAGGCCTAAAAGATATCTTTTTGGGGCTAATCGATTTTATTGTTGGTGTTTTCACGGGGGACTGGGGTAAAGCGTGGAACGGCATTAAGACTGTTTTCAAGGGAGTCTTTGAAAGCCTGTATGGTATCGTGAAAGCACCATTAAACATGATAATTGATGCGATCAACTGGGTTATTGATGGCCTGAATAAGATCCAAATAAACTTACCCAACTGGGATGTCATGGGCGATATGAAAGGGAAAAGTTTTGGGATCAATATCGGACATATCAAGAAGCTCGCCCGTGGTGGAATCGTCGACTCCCCTCAGTTAGCCATGATCGGTGAAGCAGGAAAAGAGGCGGTCGTACCACTTGAGAACACTTCCTTTGTCAACACACTCGCAAGCGCCTTGGGCACTGCTGTTATGAGTGCCATGCAGATGTCGGGCGGAGGACAGCAGACAGGGGCAGGCGGCGACGTCGTAATCCAGGTGGATGGAATAACTATGGCGCGGGTCCTTAACCCTTACCTAAGCCGTGAACAAGGACGACTCGGAACCGCAATTATACAGCCTATTTAAAGGAGTGGGAGTTCATATGTTGATAAGCATTGATGGAGTGGAACTACCCACTCCTTCTGATTATGTTCCAAGCATTCAAGACATCAGTAAGGCCGAGCGTAACGCTAATGGCACTATGATTATTGAGCGTATCGCAACAAAACGAAAATTGGAATTAGCGTGGAAATACCTCAGCCAAGATGAATTAGCCAAGGTTCTTAAGGCGGTTTCCCCAGTCTTTTTCAAAGTCACGTACCTGGATCCAGAAGCAGGAGGAAATAAAACGGGGACTTTTTACTGCGGTGACCGCAGCGCGCCGGCTATGGATTACATTGATGGGGTAATCAGGTGGAAAGACATTAAATTCAACTTGATCGAGCGTTAGGGGGTGTGTTGGTTTGATCGAAGTATCTAAAGCATACAAAGAGGCCGTCTATGCCCCCATACGTAAGGCTGCAGCCAAGGTGAAAATAGAAATCCTGGACAATGATGCGTATCTGGACAACACTGTCGCCGTTTCCTCAGAGGCTGCCCTCAGTAGAACGTCCCAGATTTCAAATAAGGTTCGTACCATGAGTAGCAGGTACGCAACTTTCGAAAAGGACTATTTCCGGCTGGATGGTAGTTTCTGCATCCCGCCGAAGCCAAACGTGGGGAACAGCGAGCTTGGATGGTGGAGCAGCGTAATAGCGGATCAGGACGGATTGTTTTCACCAGTCCAAACTGTAACGTGGACGTTCGCCGAGGAGCACAGTTCCATGGGCTTGTCCGTATCCTTCGACCCGATTGCAAATGAATATGCCGCTGATTTTGATGTTGACGTTTATAGGGCTGACGGTACACAGATACTGCATCAAGTGGTTGTCGATAACCAATCTCCATTGTATGTGTTCATGCAGGGCATAGACAACTATGCAAAGGTTGTCCTAACAATCCGGAAGTGGGCAAAACCATTTAGGCGGGCTAGGGTTACAGAAATGGACTTTGGGGTTGTGCAAGAGTACACAGGACAGAAGCTTATAAAGTTGAATGTGGTCGAGCAGATGAACGTGGTCAGTGATACGCTACCTGCAAACGAAATCCGGTTTACAATCGACAACTCGGACAAAGAGTTTAACATACTCAACCCCACCGGTTACTATCGATTCCTTAAGGATCGGCAGGAAGTCAGTTTTGCTCTGGGCATCGAGATTGAGGATGGTCTATTCGAGTACATCGACATGAAGCGTTACTATTTGGTGGACTGGCAGAGTGATGAAGGAGCACTGACAACCACATTCATAGCGCGGGACATATTGGAATTGCTTGATCAAAAGTCGTACCAGAATAGCTATACTGGTACGTTATTTGGCCTTGCTCAAGATATTATGACCAGCGCGGGTGTTGATTCCTATTTTGTGGATCCGGGTCTACAAGCCATTCCAACTAACGGGTTTATTGACAAGTTAACTGCCCGTAAGGCATTACAGTGTATCGGAATAGCAGCGAAGGCAGCTGTATACCAGGACAGGGAAGGGGTATTGAACATTCGGCGCTTTGAGGCTATGGATGATCGTACAACCTACCTTCACTACGCTGGTGAACCGGACATGTACGCAGGGATAGCTTATGTCGAGGTAGATCGTGGTTACGACATGAAGAACATCACCTTTGATAATGTGTATCAAGAACCACAAATCAAACTCGACAGTCTACTCATGTCTTTGACTGTCTCCGTTTATACCGGCGCAAACAAGCAAGATATTGTGTACACCAATCCAGGGATTAAAGAAGGGACCAGTTTACGGCTCGATAACCCACTAATTCAATCAACGCAGCTGGCTGCAGATGTTGCGAACTGGATAATTTCCGAAAGCAACCAACGGGCGTTATATCAGGTCAACTGGCGCCAGAATCCTTGCTTGGAGACAGGTGATATCGTAATTGTTGAGGACAGTTTCGGTGCCAAAAAGCAAAGCCGGATAACCAAGCAAGAATTCGAATTTGCAGGTTACTTATCCGGCCGGACCGAAACAAAGGGTGGTGTGTAAGGTGTGGATTGATCCAAAATTAAACTGGAACAAGGACGATTACTATAATTTCGATGATTTGAACAGGGTTGAAAACAATACAGAAGTTGTAGCTGAATTGGTGGGGTATTTTGTCACATTGCCAACATTAAATTTCATTACAGACCGAGACATGTCATCTATAGATTTTGCAGATAGTCTGAACCGTGTTGAGGGGAATATTGATGTGTTAGGGCAGCGGCATAAGCCAGAAGGCTGGATTCAGAACAAAACGGATTGGTCAGCCAATGATCCGTTCAGCTTTTCGGATGCGGTTAGGTTAGAGTCAAACCTTGCCTTGCTTTATTCTTACTACAAAAGCAATTTGGCAAATTTCAATTACTGCGGAGCGTTTACATGTGGAGAGGAGTTGGTATAGATGGCTTATACGCCAACGGAGTGGAAAAACCGAGAAGTAGAGCGGCCGCGCACTTATAATTTCCAGAATAATGATGACGGAACAACCACCCTAATCCCAGCTGAAGGGACTATTGTGGAACCAGGGACGCCGATCGTAGCGGCTAACATGAATAACATTGAGCAGGGGCTAGTTGATCTATCCCAAAACAAGGCGGACCTGGAATCCCCTGTGTTTACCGGAACGCCTAAGGTAGGTTCTGACGTTATTGTGACATCCAAGAACATAACGGATTATGCAAAACCCCCAGTTAATTTTGATGGTTCCACAACTGACAAAACTCTTACTGTCGGCCCGGGTAAAATGTTCACTACAATACAAGCTGCAATTGATAGTCTTCCTGCATGGAGAGGGTACTATACGGTTATAAACATTGATGCAGGGACCTATGCAGGTTTCACAATTTCCAACAAACATGGTGGTAAAATCCAAATCAACGGGAATGCAGCTGGAGTATTTATTTCCTCAGACATAACCGTGTCAAACTGTACGAGTCCAATTGGTTTTTATCAATTCACAAGTAACAGTTCCGCCTCTAATCTCATGAATATTGACAATTGTAGATATGTGGAACTATATAAGGTGAACAAACCGGGCGGCGCTAACGGGATCGTAATGAATAGGACTGATTATGTCTATGTGTTTACCTGTACCATAAGCAATATTGAAGCCTTTGTTTTTAATTTGCGTGGAGGCGGAACGTTGCTTGCCGAAAATTGTACTGGTGCAAACACATATTGTGTATACAGTGTAACCGCTGCAATTGCTTATGACAAATCGTCAGGACTCACCGCAACAAACAGGATTTTAAAGTCAAATGGCGGGCAGGTATTCGCTTAAACGATGGAGGTGAAGTCTATGAATGCATTCATTTTTCTAAAGTCGAACAGAAAAGTCATGTTGATCGTGGAAGATGTGAAATCAATCAGAAGTAATTCTGTCCAAGGTGCCAATCTTGAGGTTGAGGGGATTGATTTGGAGGCTGCGGAGATTGTTGTAACTGATCTGGATCTAAAGTTAGGGGATTTGGTTCCGGAGGACATCAAGGACCTTAGCGGCGACTATAAAGACACTGACTTGCAGCAGGAATTGGAAAGTCTGAAGCAAGAGAATGCAGCACTCAAAACAGAAAATGACTCGCTAAAGAGCAGGGTTTCGGATGTCGAAATGACATTAACCGAAATCCTGTTTCCGTGAGGGGGAGGTGAGTAAACATGCTTAAGGACTTCCAAGTGCGCGTTGTAGCCAATGCTTGCATTACCCGCGTTAACGATGGAGAAGGAACGATTGATCAGGTTGTCTCGTCTTACCCGATGCAAGAGGATGACAAAGAGAAGGTCCTTGCTTATGCTTATGTGCTCCGGCCTGATTTAAAGCCGGCTGATCAAAATTAAACCACGCCGCATGGCGTATTTTTTATGCCCTCGGGAGTGTTCCGGGGGCTTCATTTATATAGACGCAAAGGGGGAAATAGGGTGAGCGAGAGGGTGGATATGATGACGGAGGAAAATTCAAAACTGCTTGTTGATATCCAAATTCAACTTGCAAGAATTGAAAAAACGCTAGAAGTGGTGCCCACGCTGGCTGCAGCTGTAGAGACGCTCCGCGAGATTGCTCGTAACGCTGATCAATCTGCAAAGTCAGCTCATCACAGGCTTGATATGCTTCAGACAGCTAAAGAAGTAGCGGACGAAGCCTTGAGAACCGCACAGACGGCCATCGCCGAACAGAATGCCCAGAAGGAAGACCAGAAATGGTTCAAGAGGACATTTTATGGTGCGGTCATTACCGGTGTGGCTGGCGGAATTGTCGCGGCAGTTTGGGCTGCTTTCAAATTATCTGGACAATAAAAATTAATCATGGAAAGGTTGATGAAATATGGATTGGAATATGATTTGGCAATTGATTGACCCGAAACTTCTTATTGTGGTGGCTGCATGCTGGATTATTGGTTTTGTCCTCAAACAGACGCCGAAGATGCCCGACTGGAGCATTGTCTATGCTGTGGTAGTGGTTGCGGTACTCCTTACTGTTTGGATGCTTGGATGGAGCGCTGAGTCCCTTATACAAGGCATCCTATCGGGAGCATTCGCTGTCTTTGGGCATCAGGTTGTGAAACAGGCGAAGAATGGAGCTGACCCTGAATGAAGAAGGTATGGATTGATGCAGGCCATGGCGGTAAGGATCCGGGAGCATCTGCTAACGGACTGCAAGAAAAGAACGTTGTTCTTGAGGTGTCGCTTGCGGTCAAACAGCAATTGGAAAGCGAATATGAAGGCGTACAAGTCCTTTTGTCCCGCAGCACGGATGTATTTCTGGAGCTTAAGGACCGTACCAACAAAGCGAATGCAGCCGGTGCCGATATCCTTGTAAGCATCCATTGTAATGCAGGCGGGGGCTCTGGTGGCTTCGAATCATTCCGGTACACTTCGGCTTCTGCTGCTTCCGCAGCATTTCAAAACGTGCTGCATACGGAAATCATGTCTCGTCTTAAACTGTTTGGTGTCATCGACCGCAACCAAAAGGCCGCAAACCTGCATATGTGCCGTGAAAGTAAAATGCCGGCTGTATTGACAGAAAACCTTTTTATTGATGTCGCGAGCGATGCCTACAAGCTTAAACAGGCTAATGTGATAAATGCGATTATGGACGGTCATGTCGCTGGGATCGCCAAATACCTGGGACTCAAAAAGAAAGAAGCATCACAACCGGCTAATGATAAAGTAACGGTAATTGTAAATGGGAAGAATGTAGATGGTGCGAAGCTTGAGAGTGGGATTGTTTTGGTTCCATTGCGTGCCGTTTCTGAAACGCTCGGGGCTCAGGTCGAATGGGACAATAACACCAAAACTGCTACAATTACAAACTAACGTATAGAACCCTGCTGGCTCGGGCTGGCAGGGTCCTTTTATATTTACAGGTATAGATTGAACCAGGATTACCCAAAATAAAAATAGGTAAGCTCCTATAAGCTGCACCTGCTTTCTCCTCTTCCTGGCCGTCCTTTTGGGCGGCCTTTTTGTTTTAACTTTTCCTTGCGGAAATATGGTAAAATTTCGGGGAGAGGTGAAACAATGATGAAAAGTAAAAGATTTATGAAGCCCCTGACTTCCCCAATCCATTTCCATACCGCCATGATTGAGCAAATACCGGTGGCTGTTTTCATGGACCAGGAGATGATCGGCAGCGGAAAGATCATTGAAATAACTGACTTAGCAATAAAAATCGGTGATGAGTTTTTTGTGCGCGACGCCTGTACGTTTGAATATGCGGTTTAAACAACAAACTTCGTGAATACTGGGCTGCGCAGAAGACCTGACTTAGTCCAGTTTCTCATTTTTACCTCGGCGCGGATTAGAGGCTCCAGGTAAACAAAGTTCTTGTCCTCACCTGAAACAATTCCTTTGCTGACCCCGTAGAAAGCCTTCTTTTCCTTCGGTCTTGGCCCATGTTCGATGATGCCGGTTGGCCGCAGCTTGCCGGATCCGTCTAAAACGGCCGTAAGCCAACCGAATTCATCCTTTCGATAGCCGGTCAGAAATACTTCTGTATATGACCAGTTAATGACCTTTTGCCAAGACTCAGAACGTTTGCTTACATACTTACTGTTCATTCGTTTACCAACCATACCTTCCATGCCCCAGGATCGGATCTGTTCAAACAGATCCTCACCAGCACCTTCAATATAGGGGACAACCCCGAAAGATGGGGATGGTAGTTCCAAGGTAGTCAGGATTTCCTTGCGTTCCATGAGGGACATTTTTCGTAAATCTTGTCCTTTATAATATAGGATATCGAAGATCACAAAGGTGACCGGCAATGTTTTAGTGAGCTGCTGTATTTTATCTGCTTTCTTTGCTTGGAACCTGGCCATGACCGATTCAAAATCAGATATACCGGTTTCCGGATCAACACAGGCTATCTCGCCATCCAGAATGATATCGTCCTTAAATGGCATATGAAGTTCTGGATACTGGCGTGTACAGTCATTATTGTGACGGGTATACAATCGGATCGTTCCGGCTTCTTGTGAGAAAATCAAACGGTGCCCATCAACCTTAGGTTCAAAAATGTAATCAGAATGAGAGAAGGGGCTAGGCGCTGTCGCAAGTAACATCGGACTAATGAACATAAAAAACACCTCTTGTGCAATTATAACTTTCATTTGCCCAAGAGGTGCCCGGTAAGTATTGGTTATGGTTCATGGCTGAAAAGAGTAGGTACTTGCCGCATTTCCTCTGGGACAGAGGGGTTTATGTAATGGTTCACATCAAGTCCGAGAAACAATCGCATAAGAACTGTAGCCTCTGCAGTAATGAAAGCCCAACGTAGTTGCATGTTATCGTGATATCCCCGACACATAAATTTGGCGTCAACTCCTAAATTTGTCTTGCGCTCATCGTATACCTTGATCCCCCGGTTTCTAAAAGCTTTCCTAACGCTCGTCAGTTCCTTTATTGCTTCATCAATAGCCTTATCGATAATGTCCGTGTACAAGCTTGGGGTTTTGAAGTAACCAGAGTTCTGAATATTCCCTTTATCCCGATCAAAGGCAGTCAGAACCATCTGAGTAACCAAGTACCTTTTCACCAGTATCCTGTCAGTTTCAGCTATTGGTCCCCGGTTCACATTTATCACCTCGATACAAACATATGTTTCTATAATACGCCCCAACAGTAAATAAATTCAATACGCAACTCGAACAAATATGTTCTATACTGGTATCGCGTCCAAATGGACTAAAAGCAAATGGGAATTGGTAAGGAGGAGAAGGTATGAATAAAACTATACATTGGGAAGAACTGCCGGATGTACTTACTGCTCAAAACATTTCAGATATCCTGGGGATCTCAAGAAGAAGAGTGTATGAGCTTTTTCAACTCAGTCCTGATGAAGGTGGAATACCGAATTACGAAATCGGGATTTCGAAAAGAGCAGATAAGGCTGATGTATTGGCATGGAAAGAATCACTGAAAACCAAGAAGATCGTTAGTACTAAAATGAAATAATTGCATTAAGATGGACTCAATTTTGAGCGAACCTCATTGCTGTTATTGATCATAAAAAGGCGGATCCACACATAGTAATATCTATAAAATAAACTTTCGCTGAGAACCGCAGCGGCCCGCCGCGAGGAAGCGGAGGCGAAAGTTCAGGCATGGGGAAATATGGGGCGTCTGCCGCAATGTCAGACATCCCAAAAATCAGAGGCGTTTACGTTAGGATCAATCCGGCGTAGCGCCTTTATTATTTTTCTAATGGTTGGCAGGGTCGGTGAATAATTCGGGTCATTACAAAGCGCCGAGGCAGTGTTTTTATTCACTCCTGCATTATCAATAAGCCAACCTTGCTTCATCCCACGTGCATCAAACCATCTTCCTAATTTTGACCTTCTCTTTCCCAAACCGTAACTCATTTTTTCATCACCTCAACAACCAGCATCACCAAGTTCCTGACGGGCTATACATTTTTTCTTAGTCGACTAGGAATAATGGACAAATAATGCACAGTATCCTTTTACCAAGATGTCATACAGGAGGTGCGACAGGATGTCGAACAAAGAAAGGGAAAGGCTGACTGTACGTTTTCGGAAAGTTCTTGATGCTGATTTAAGGGAAGCATCGACTGGTCTTACAGAAGGAGAACTATCCAACTTGGCTAGAGATGGACTGAGAATCATGCTTGGAATTCGGACGACACGAATTGCTGCAATCCAAGAGAAGCCGCTTGCACTCCCGAATGAGGGGCGGCGGGAACTTAAGAAAGAAGTCGAAACGGTACGAACGGGAAAGATGTTACCCAGTAAACCTGCTGTGTTTGTCCCAACAACAAGAAAGGGCTGATATTTATGAAAACGCATGTGATTGGGTGGAGTGAGTTTTGCAAAGGACCGGTGGAAAAGTCTCCGGTGATTGCTTGGGATAGGATCCGAAAGGCACTGCTTAAGAAAGAAACCATCATCAAGGTTGCCGGTGTAACACTTGTCCTTCTTATCGGAATGCCGGATGTGTTACACGCTGCCAGCGCTACCGGTATCGATGTTGCTGCAGAAAAGATTTATAAGAAGCTGATGAACATTGGCAAGTGGGTGATTGTCATAAAAGGAGGAATCGATACCATTCAGAGCGCGGTGCAAGGTGATCTCCAATCAGCCAAGAAGAACTTCCTTGGTTACCTGATGGTTTATGTCGTCCTATGGGCGCTACCGTGGGGGTTAAAACAGGTGGATATTTTGTTTTCTGATATGGGGGTGTAACGAATGAACCCTATTATGGACGAAGTTAAGAAGCGTGCAAGAGCACAAGTCAAAGAAGTGATTATGGGATCATTGGCAGGAATAGGTGACGTTGTTGTGGATTTAGCTTATTCTGTGGCCTTGGTAGGTGGTGGATTATCAATCATTTTGCACGTGGCCGGTTGGGGTAAAGGCAAACGATGGACCGGTATTCTCGTTGTAGGGTATACACTCATCAAATACTTATTGGGGTGATGTTATGGAATCCATTAAAATCAGTCAGGTGCTCCAGATCATCAAACCAGAATACGTTTACCTTCGTATCAAACCAAGCAACAGCATCCGAAATAACAACACTCATAAACTGGCCCGGGCCATTTCTTCGCTTTATAAAAACATCCTGGAATCCATAAAGAAGGATGAAGAGAAGCTTTTCAAGGGATTCGGCCGACAGCTTTCTATTCCCACTAAGATTTCTTATCAATTACCTAACAAGGTCTCATACCTTGTCTATATGGAAAGCAAAAAAGTTGAATTTTACTTTATCATCCCTAAGCAGCATCTTAGCTTCATTTCGGAAAAGATGTCCGATGTCTGGCCGGGGGTGACCGTAGAGGAAGTACCGGAACTGCCTAGCTTTAACCCAAATGCGATTCGGTACAGCCTCAGTTACACAAAAGAGGACGCTCTGAGCCTTGCTGTAGACCGTCGAAACAATGACCTGCTTAATTCCACACTAAACACCATTGAAGCTCTACAGGAGGGCGACAGAGCAGCTATACTATATAATTTCATGCCAACTTCGCAGTTCGGATGGCGCAGCCGGTTTAAATCAACGATCGACAAAGTGAGAGACAATCAACCAGTTGACCGTAATAAAGTTGGCTTGTCTTATCTGCTCCGAATCCTAGTGTCTTTGATGGCTGGTTTAACCGAATCCATATCTGAAGTCGTTGGAGGCGGAAAGAAGCAAGGTGCGTCATTTGACGGCCTGTTACAACGCCTTAACGGAGGAACGGGTAAGATAAGCGATTCAACGGAACGGAAGGCATCAGCAGCAATCCTGAACACTCAGATAGTGGTCCTGAGCGAAAGCCCGGATCATTTAAGGCAACGTAACAATGGCCGGAGTTTGACACAAGCTTTCGATACTATCACGGAGGATAACACCCTTACCTCCCGGACTTTGCGCCAGGAATTCCAGTTTACTGATTTCTCCGTTCGTGGCGCTTCGGTCAATAAAATGAGCGATGAGGAATGCCAGAACTTTATTTCTTTGGCCGGTCGTGAACTCCTAGAACGCTATGACTTTATAGAGAAGGTGGAGACGCAGGAAACGCAGGTCCCAGAGGATCTGCAGCAGGGCGTTATGTTTATCGGCTCCAATCGTTACCGGGGCCAGGAGCAACCTGCATACCTCAGCAATGACCCGGAATATAAGAACCTCACCTTGGTTCTGATCGGGCCAACACGGGCCGGTAAAACGACTCTGATAGGTAACCTAAGCCGGGATGCAATCAAAGCAGGGGAATGCGTTGTGATCTTCGATTATATCAAGAACTGTGAGCTTAGCAGTGAGGTTTCATCCATATTCCCTGCATCTCTGACCCTAACTATCGATTGTAGCGACATGAGCAAACTTCAGGGACTTGGATATAACGAGGTTGGCCGCAGTCCGGATCCATTCCTGCAGTATGACAATGCTAAGAAGCAGACGACGCAACTTATGACCCTAATCAATAGCATCAATTCAGATGATACAAGGCTGAGTGCCAAAATGGAGCGCTACCTAACCAGTGCGGCGCTTGTGGTCTTCGTTTCGGCCGGGAGTATCCGTGATGTTTTCAGTGTGCTGCAGGACCACGAGAAAAGACATAAGTTTATTGGAATGGTTCCAGAAGCTCAAAAGGAGAACCTGACTGAGTACATCACGAGCCTAAAGGAGTTGGACGAATACAAGGAAGTAAAGGTCAAAGAAGATGGAGTAACCACCAGTTTTCCGCAGATTGTTGGGACTAAGGAACATCTTATAACCGGCGTGATTGACCGGCTGAACAAACTTAAAGCTAATGCTTATATGGAAATGATGCTAAAGAAATCGACGGCAGGAAACATCGATTTAGTGGAGGAACTTCAGAAAAATCAACTCATTACGATCCGCATGCCGGAAACCATGTTCAGCACAGATGGGGAACGAGACGTATATACAACTTACTGGATTACAAAGCTTTGGCTTGCTCTCCAAGTGAGAGGGCAACGAATCCCGGATCGATCGAAATTGACTAAGGTTAATGTTGTGTTTGATGAATTGTATCAGGTGGAGAACACGGAGAAGTTCTTAACGGAGAAGCTAAGCCGCCTGGCGAAGTTTGCAGCGAAACCAATTATCAGCTGCCATTACCTTGGGCAAATCAAACATATCCGCGAGGAGCTGAGGAGTGCCAATGCTAGTTACATGCTAATCAGTGGTTGTGATAAAAAGAATTTTAACGAATTGAAGGATGAGCTTTATCCATTCGAACTTGAGGATTTGTTGAAGCTGAGGAGGTTCCATAGCCTGAACCTTATCAAGAGTAAAGAGGGATATTCCAGATTCATTACACGACTTCCGTCATAAGCATTTGGAACTATAGTACTACCATCTTGCGCGAATTTCAAGACTTATAACGAACGTATGTTTGTATTAAAATCAAATAAAACACCATAGAGCGAGCGTGTAATATTGGAATATTTTACCTCTGTCTAAACGACAAAATGTGACAGACGATGTGATGATTACGTTGTAATATCATTAGAAAAGCGGTTACAAGTTCTTTCTCCGTTGTCAGTCTATACACTGACAAAATCGCCAGGGGCGAGTAGAAAAACTCTACTCTTTCCTGTTCCTTTCGATTTTGAGTTCGTATAGGTCGGATGTTGAACAATCTAATAGATGCGCAGCATTGATGGCAAATTCAAATGACATCTTTGCCTTACCTGAAATTAGATCATTGACGAATTGCCTTGTCACGCCCATTCGTCTTGCAAACTCTGCTTGAGTCCAACCTTTACGATTTATCAAAGAAAGCAACAGGCATTTCCCCAACTTGTAATGCACGCCTGTTTGCCCCTTTCATTTCAAAAAGAGCGGAGGTGTAAAAATATTACTGGTAAAGTATAGCACATGGAATACGTACAAAAAAAATGTTGTGCTGTCGTCGATAAAACTCTGCAAAAGTACATAAAACATCATCAACAAAAGGGGTAGTAATCATCATGAAAAATAGAGATGAGTATGTTATCGAAGGTGTAAGAGCACTTGACAAGAAGTACCTCAAACAAATTCTTGAGTTTTCTGATATTGAGTACCAATTTCCATGTAAAATAACCTTGATTAGTTCAACGGGGTGCAAACAGTATTATGTTGAACAGAGCAATATTAGGGGATGCGGCTTCGTCATCATTGATTGGGGCCCGAGATTAGGATAGATAAGATAAAAGGCCAATCTTTGGCCTTTGTTTGTTTTCATTATTATGATTGTTTGCTTTGCCGAAGCTCCAGTGTGAAAAACGGGTAGGCATCCCGTAAGCACCGAAGGTGTAAATAATGTCCGCCGGACAAATTTCGTAACGCATCGGATAATAATCCAGGCCGAAGCCGTCAGCGATCTCCATAATTTCACTAATGGCGTATTCCAGCTGTTTGATCTCGTCGCTCAT